TTAATATATATCTGTCTGTATTCCAGACTCACTAGTCGTGGGAATACAGATAGATAGATATCATTTATCAAGCTTGCTCAGGTGATTCACAAGTTCATATCTATAACGTGATTGGCGAATATCTAAGTCACACTTTCTACATAGGTGGATTCTATAGTCAACTTCGTTGAGTGTATCCACTCTGTAGATTGTGTAGTCACAAGCCTCACAGTTTATATCAATTAGATTATTCATAGTTTCCTTTCTGTTACGGAAGTCTTTCGACTGGCTCACCAGTCGGGGAGAAAGACTTACCGTTAACAGTTAGGATATAGATTACATATAAGAACATAGGTACATTAAAGAACTATATATCCTCATATTTAACTGTATATAGTAAGTATCTTTCATGACTTCCAGTAGTCTGGAAGGAAAGATACTTTCTAGATACAGTTCATATGGATATATGTTCTGTATGTTCCATCTGGTAGCCCTTTGACTACCATATGTTAATCGACGGTGTCTATTAATAGTACGTATGTCTAGAAAAATATACTGGTAATATTCTGAATAACCCTGTCTTTTTGGGCAGTAACGGGCATTAGTACTGTAGGCTTAAAAGAAATCTTTTTACTGTCCTTGGGTACTGCCTTTGTCTTTCTAGTGTACTGATTCCTCAGTGAGCAGCTTTCTGCATCCCGATTGCACCTTTACCTGTAACAAAATACTTGATTTCAGTGTTTGTAATTAATGGAACTATAACATATAATTCTCACTATACAAACATCTAACGAAAGATAGTGAAATAATGGTAGATACTGCCAAAAATGTAATCTGCATAGCAGAGGGTTGTAGGAAGAAATTAAAGGGCAAACAAAGAAAATTTTGTTCTCCTACATGCCAGAAACGACAGTTTGCCAGAGATAAGTATTACAACAAAGAAGATGCTGTTAAACCAATCAATGTAGAAAGAAACTCAGATGATGGAGACTACGCAAGTGTACGTAGGGGTCAATACTATACATCTTTTGTAAGTGAAGGAATAGCAGAAGAGGTAGCGAACGGCGACATGACAGTAACCAAAGCAGCTTCACTCCTTGGTTGCACTTCAGCTACTGTATCTCGCATGCTCGCTGCCTACAAGATAGACAGTAGAAACGAAGTAGCGGCAGAAGATTGGGAGTTAACAGAAGAAGCGAGGGGTGCATTAGAAAATTTTTCTATCTTCCGACACAAATATTTCCGAACCGAGCTAGGTAAGCATTATGAAACTGCAGATTTTCATGAGAACTGGATAAATAATATTATTGATTCTATAGAGAATGGAAAAGAATTATTAATCTTAAGCCCCCCTAGACACGGAAAGACAGAATTATTAATACACTTTGCTGTATATCAAATATGCAAAAACCCTAACACAAGAATAATGTGGGTAGGTGGAAACGAAGATATAGCAAAGAACGCACTATCTGCTGTATTAGATGTTTTAGATACAAATATAGAATTAAGAGAAGCATACTGTCCTCCAGGTGCATCTTTCAAACCTGATAATAGGTCAGGAAAGAATTGGTCACAGAATCAATTTACTGTAGGTACAAGAACTGTATCTGGTATTAAGTCTCCAACAATGGTTGCTGTAGGTAAGGGTGGAAAGATTCTATCAAGAGACTGTGACATAATTATTGCAGATGACATTGAGGACCATCAAACTACGATGCAACCTGGTGCAAGAGAATCTACCAGACAATGGTGGACTACAACTCTATCTTCAAGAAAAGAGGAACATACTGCTGTAGTTGTTATAGGTTCAAGACAACATCCTGATGATTTATATAATCATCTTTTAGAATCAGATAACTTTACAACAATAGTTGAAACAGCACATAAGATGGATTGCTCAGTACCAGAACATATTGTTGAAGAACATATTAGTTGTATGTTATGGCCTACTAAGAGAAGTTTTAAATGGTTACAATCAAGATTACATTCAGCTGAATCTACAGGTGGTAGACAAACCTTTGAAATGGTTTATTACAACCAGGCATATGTAGAAGGTACACAAATATTTACTATGAATATCATTGACCAATGTATGCGACCTGACATAGTTATGGGACAGGTTTATCAGAATTTATATCTAGTTGCTGGATTAGACCCAGCATCTTCTGGATACCAGGCATCTGTATTATGGGGAATAGATGTATATAGAGCTGAACTTTATTTAGTAGATTTAGAAAATAAACGTGGTGGGGGAGTGAGAGCAGCTTTAGACCAGATGTCTGATTGGTTACATAAGTACGATTGTAGACATTGGATAATAGAAGAAAATGGTTTTCAAACTGCTATTAGACAAGATGAAAAAATAAAAGAATTTACATTACGTTCAGGTGTACAAGTTCAAGGACACCTAACTGGAAAAAATAAACATGACCCACTATATGGTGTAGGAGCTATGGCAGATTTATTTGAAAATAANAAAGTTCATCTACCTACTGGTGATGGTGCTTCTAATGCTAAAGTACAACAATATCGACAACAACTGTTATACTTTGATGGAAAACCTGTTTCTAAAAGAAACAAGGAGAAAACAGATATTGTAATGGCAGGATGGTTTCCAATGAAAGTATTTAGAAGAATGCAAAAAGAACGTTCTGCTGATATGGGACTTGATTATAGTCCTAGTTATGGAGATTATAAGGTAACGGAGATGGATAAACCAACATGGGGATAGAAAATCTAGGTGCAAAAGATTATCAAGAGATAATTAGAGCAGCAGGAGTATTAACTTCAGGTAAAGGAGTTCAAGAAAGACAAATCTCTAAAGCTCGAATTAAAGCTATTTTAAATGGTGGACCTGATGGTATTAAAGCATTACTTGGTAATACAATGGAAACAACAGATGCTGATTTATTACCAGCTCCTAACATGCTTCAATCAGGAATAGATAGATTAGCTCAAAAGATTTCAGGTATACCTCAAGTAAGAGTTGATGTACCTAATGAAAATGATTCAACTAGGTCAAAGATGATGGCTGATAAGTTAGAACGTATTGTTACTAACTATGATGATAAACAAAATTTAAATTTACAATTAGCACAAGCTGCTAGATGGTTACCTGGTTACGGTTTCGTTGCTTGGGTAATGTCAACAAAAGTAGATAAGAATGGATTTGTTTATCCTTCTGCTGAACTAAGAGACCCTTTTGATACATTCCCAGGAAACTATGGACCTGACCAACAACCTAGAGAGTTAGCTGTAGTAAGAAGAATACCTAGATATAAACTTGCACAGATTTATCCAGAGTTTGCAGAACAGATTTTAAATAAAGATGAAGATGAAACAAACAAAGGTTCAACAGCACCAGCTTATCCTTTTGGAACATTTGATACTAACAATACTTCTGACTGGGAAGATAACACTAGTCAAGGTGTAAAGATAATTGAATACTATGACCAAGGTGGAACATATGTAGTTTTCCCTGAGAAAACAATGATATTAGATTTCATACCTAATGTATTATCTACACCACCATTTGTATTTGTTAAGAAGATGTCATTTGATGCACTCAAAGGACAGTACGACCATGTTATAGGTTTGATGGCTATGATGGCGAAGATTAACATCATGTCAGCAATAGCTATGGAAGATTCTGTGTTTACAGAAACTAACATATCAGGAGAGATAGAATCCGGACAATACAGAAAAGGCAGATTTGCGGTAAATTATCTTGCTCCTGGTACACAAGTTTCTAAACCACAGAACAACATACCATATCAATTGTTCCAACAAATAGATAGATTGGAAAGACAATTACGTATGGTAGGTGGTTATCCAGTTACTGATGACTCTCAATCTCCTAACTCTTTTGTTACGGGTGCTGGTCTATCAGAATTAAATAGCACTATGTCATTAATGATTAATGAATATAGAGAAATCATTAAACATGGTCTAATTGAAATGGATGCTAAGAGATTAGAACTAGATGTAGTTCTATCTTACACACAAGGTGTGTCAAAAAAACCTATGGCAGGTTATTACGCAGGTGCAGCTTTTAGTGAGAATTATCAACCTCTTAAAGATATAGGGGGTAATTTCACTACAAGACGTATCTATGGTGTTATGGCTGGATTCGATGAACCACAAAAGATTGTTACTGGTTTGCAATTATTGCAAGCAGGTGTTATAGACGTAGAAACTCTACAAGACAATATTGATGGTCTAGAGAATATAGCTAAAGTTCAAGAGAGGATTAGGAAGAATAAAGCTGAATCAGTCTTATTTGATTCTATACTTGCTAGGTCTGCACAAGGAGACCCAGCAGCAACAATGGCAGCTATTGCTATTTATGAGTTCCCAAATGAGATTACAGAGATAATGAGACAGTTTTATACTCCACAAGAACCTCAAATGACTCCTGAGGAGGAAGCAATGATTCAACAACAAATGATGCAACAAGGTGGAGGACAAAATGTACCAACAGTGGCACAAGCATTTGGAGCTTAGTATGGATGATTATTTAGAATCAGAGTTCTGGGATATCATTTATCAAGAGTATGGTGCTGCAGAAGATTTAATGACAGATAATATTACAGAGATTATTACACCTCAAAGAGGAATCATAATTCTCATTACAAAGGAATTTTACAATGGCCAAGAACCGTTCTAGAGGAGGATATAGACAACCTAGTAATCCTGCTCCTGTTGCTACTCAAGATAGGAATAGGACGGACGGAGGGCCAGGAAATGCTAAACAACCCCTTAGAAGGCTTCCTGACGCCGATTACGGTGCAAATAAGGCCTTTGTTGAACAACAGCAGGCAGCTCCACTTCCAGTAGCAGGAGAAGCTACTACACCAAATGTCTTTGCACCTACTGAAAGACCAGGGGAACCTGCAACTCAAGGTGTACCAATAGGACCAGGTGCTGGACCTAGTACAGTTATGCCTGATAATACAGATGTAATCTTACAAGCTTTATATCAAATCAATCCACACCCTTCAATAATAGAGTTAATAAATAACAGGAACGCTTAATGGGCTTTCTGCTCTATGATAGGAACGAGTACTATGATGTACTAAATTCAGCTAGAAGACAAGCTGCCCAAGCTGACCAATATAAGAATTTATTAGCACCTAGCCCAGAAGAAGTAATTGATAGATTAAATGTTTATGGAGAAAAACATCCAGAACTAGATGCAGCTACAGCTGTAGGTTTATCTATGTTAGGTGTACCTCCTGAATATGAGGCAGTCAAAGAAATTAATCAAGCTTCAAGTACTAATAGAGTTTATAATGAAGCAAAAATCTGGAAAGAATTACAAAATACATTTCAATATGACCACCTAGAAGACAATATGAAAATGAGTATAGGTGACTTATTTACTGCAGGTCTCTTCCCAGGTGGTGCTAAACCAGGAGATGTTCAATATGGTGTATGGGGATTTGCTGCATTAGATGCATTCTTTCAAACATTTGGACCAGGTGGCTCAGGTAAATGGTCATTAGGTTCATTAGCAGCTAATGCATTAACACCAGGACAACCTATGCAAGTAGGTAGGTCTGTAGCATATCTAAGAGATTTAAGACAATATAATAAATTACTTAAAGATGGTTATACAAGTAAACAAGCACAAAAGAAACTATCAATTGATTTAAGTGGAACAAAGATATCTAACTTAGGAGAAGAACTAAGTACTTTTGAATCACTACAACAACAAATAGATATGATTAGTGAAGCTCACAGAATGGGTGGAGAACCAGTACTTGCTAATATGCTTAGACAAGTATGGAGAGGTGAACCATTAAACTTTGATAGAGCTACAAAGATTACATTAGAATCTGTTAAAGCAGAAAAAACACCTTACTATGTAGAATTAACTAACAAATATGGTATGAGTGGAGATGAAGCAAGAGACTTTATTTATAAACATATAGGTAGTCCAATTAAAGATTTTGATGAAAATGGTGAGATTCATTATACATCTGCATACAATCCAAATAAAGTTAACTTCTTTGCTGGTAGACATCAACAAAGATACTTTTGGAATACAGTAGAACAAGATTACTTCAGACCAGACTGGGCTGATAAAGATATTCTTATGGAATACTCTCCAGGTAAAGTATCTGCAGCAGAAATATTTGAACCAGGTACTAAAGCTTTTAATACATTATCTGGATTAGCAGATGCTGCTCATCAAATAGTTCCAGATATAATTACAGGTAATTTTGTAAAAGGAGCTAAAAATCTTAATAAAGGTTTAAGAGGTGTTAATTCAGCTATGGATTTGGTAGACCAAGGAAGATTAGTTAGAGGAACTGCATTTAGTAAGAAAGCTATATCAATGAATCCTAGAAAATTAGCTGATAATATTTTAGATGAAGTAGGACCAAGAATAGATGGAGCTACAGGTTCAGGTAAATTTGATGACTTAATGGATTCATCTGGACAGTTATTAACTAATAAGTTTATTTGGAAAGATAAATCAGGTACAAGAAAAGCATTAAGGAAACTTAGAAGAGATAATGCTTTATTTGGTAGAGTACCTAGATTCTTTCAAGCAACTAAAGATGAGATTCTTAATCAACCTACAAATGTAGAGTTCTTTAAAGCTTTAGCTAAATCAGATATTGATGATTTACATCATATCTCTAATAATACAGTTACAAGAAATATGCCTGCACAGATACAGTTAGCTATAGCAGAAGAGACTGATTGGATGAAAGTTCAGAAAATGTTTGATGATATGATTAGTTCATCTGGATTCTCAATTATGAATGATGCTGGACAGAAAGTACCTTATACATTACCAGGAAAGATGTTACCTAAGACTGGTTCATTAACATTTAATAGATTACTACAAACTACAGGAGTTAAACCAAATGCTTCATTTAGAACATTCGGTAGTTGGGCTGGTCAAAAAGCTAGAAGAGTTAGAGAATCTGTATTTCCTTTAGTACGTAGAAATAAAGACCCTTATAAGTTAATTGAAGAAGGTAATGAAATAATTGATACTATGGATGCTCTAGGTGATACTGTAGGTAAAGTATCTAAGATAGAAGAGATATCTCCAGCATATGTTATTGAAACAGTTAAGAATGCAGGAGTTCCAGAATTTGAAAAGTTTCTAGGATTTAGTTCTAACTTTAATTCATCTTATAATCCATACTATAGAAAATTATTAGGTGTAGTTCCAGATATGGGAATACCTTTAAATAACTTACAAGTTGGATATAAACAGTTATCTGCTCACTTACAAATTAATGGATATGATTCAACTACTGCAAGCAAAATACTTAAAGAATATTTAGATATAGACCCTATGCATAAAACTAAATATAGAGATTTTGCTTATAAACAAGCATCTAGAGATATGAAGTTAGTTAGAGCTAAAGGAGGAAACTGGGAATATGTAGCAGATTATGTAGAACAAATGTTCGAGGGACAAAAGAAAATGAAGATATATGCTACTGATGCAGATAATAATATTCTTCCAAACATAGGTAGCAATTATAAAGGTTACGAACTTAATGAATTTGGTGAAGCTGCAGCTGATGGGAAGTTAATACAAACAATGACAGGTTCTTTATTTAGTGAAATGCAGGATAATATTGCACCGTTACTAGATTATAGATTAATTGATAGAGCTGTAAAACCTCTATATAAAGCTTATCCTGAAGGAAAATATATTAAAGCTAGTCCTTTAACTGATGCTAAACAATTTTTAAAATATAAAACACAACATACTAAGTGGTCTAAGAACGTTGACGAAATTACTCCTAATCCATTTGATGATGGAATTATGAATGTTAAAAGATTAGAGAGTACTTTTGTGAATAATCTAATGAGTTTTTATACCAGAAATATATTTAAACCTTTTGTTCTTACTAGAGTTGCTTTCTTTACTCGTGTATTTATGGAAGAGCAAGCTCGTATAGCTGTTAAAGGATTGTCTAGTATTTATACAAAACCTTGGGAATTTATGCAATGGGTATTTGCTCATAATCCAAACTCTAAAGCAGGTAAGATGCTTTCTAAGTTACCTCATGTTAAAACAGCTAAATACAATGAAGATGCTGTTGATTTCTTAATGCAAGAAGAAGTAATAGAAGCTATGCAAAAAACATTTAG